AGACATCTGCCGATGTGGCCGTCATCAAGGCGCAGACGAACCACCTGACAGACCAGCTCGTCAAGGCCACCGGCAAGGAGGAATTTCGCGCTGGCGTGCTGCTGGGCACTGAGATCCGCGACCAGGCGGTAAAGGAACCGAAGGCTTGACACTGTCGAAAGCCCAGCGCGCTCAAGTGTTCGCCATGTTCGGTGGCCATTGCGCCTATTGCGGGATCGTCCTCCCAGAGAAGGGCTGGCACGCCGATCACATTGAGCCGATATGGCGGAAAACGAAGATGGTCCGCACTGACGGGCGACACGGCAGTCATAAGTACGTCCAAACTGGAGAGTGCTTCGCGCCCGAAAATGATCACGTGGGGAACGTTTGGCCGGCGTGCCGACCATGCAATATCGACAAAGGGTCGTTAAGCTTAACGGACTGGCGGCGTAGTCTGGAGCGAAAGGTGCAAGTTCTCAGGGTAAATCATTCGGCATGGCGTCATGCTGAGAGGTTTGGTCTGGTAGCGCAGATTTCAAGTAGCGTGATTTTCCACTTCGAGCGAATCGAAGCGGCAAAGGCCACTGAATTGCATGAACCCAGCGCAGGAGTTCCAAAGTGAAACAGACACACCACGCTTCCGCAGAACCGAAGGATCCGGTAATACCCCCGGCGCCGCCTGCGGATGCCATTTCTGCCGACTTTGAAAAGCGTCTTTCCGCGCTCGAATGCAAGCCCGCCATCGCCGGTCCTGCGGGACACGACGGGCATGACGGTGCCGACGGCCACGACGGGAATGACGGGAAGCAGGGCATCAAGGGCGACACAGGCAAGCGCGGCCCCGGGATCTGGGGCTAACATGCTCCTCATCCTGATTCTTCTCCTGCTCGTATTCGGCGGCGGAGGCGGTTATTACGGCTACAACCAATGGGGCTATGGCGGCGGCTTCGGCGGCGGCCTCGGCACAATACTGGTTATCCTGCTCGTGTTCTGGCTGCTCCGCGGCCGCGTGTTCTGAATGTTTCTCAGCGGGCGCGAATGTCGCGCACTTCTCGGCAGGCTCGACAAAATCGATTCGGCCATCAACGAACTTCGGGAATTACAGAGGAAAATCATGGCCAAGATCGATGATTTGAATGCAGCCGTTCAGGCTGAAGAAGTTGAACTGACGCACCTTACCGATGCCGTATCCGGTGAGGAAACGCGCGTTACGGCTGCCATTGACGCGCTGAAAGCCGCGACCGGCGGAACGCCCGACGCGACACTGGACCCGGTTATCGCTTCCCTTCAGGCGCACGTTACCAACCTGCAGGCGATCAACGCCGGCCTTACGGCATTCGACGCGACCTCGTAGCTGTTCCAGAAACAGAACAAGCGTTTGGGTATCCCGACCTGTATCCTCGGGGATGGAGGTCGGGATTGAACCAAGAAGATGTAGTCCGAGAGATCAAGACACTGGGTGGCATGGTGGCCAGTCTTACACTGCAAATGGCACACGTAACCGATTCGTCAGACCGCGCCGAAAGCAGTATTAAAGACCTGATCGAAAGACTGTATAACGGCGGCAAGGGCGACATCTCGAAAATGTGGGATGAGATCCGGGACATTGGGAAATGGCGTGCAAAGTGGGGATTTGTGGCAGTCAGCGCCGCAACTCTCTGTACGGTCTGCATCGCGTTTCTCGCGGTGATGCAAATAATCAATCTGTTCCACGGTAAATAGACGGGTCCATTTCGGATATTATTGATGCGTGGACTGGTTCGTTCCCTACGCCGTAGTGGTGGCATTAGCCAGTCTTCTCGCGTTCCTCCTCTCGGTCTGGATGGAGCGACGCGCGCGCGTCCGGCAGACGGCGCTTATAGAGCGCGTGTTGTGGGCCAGTATCGAAGAAATCGTAGTAAAATCAAGGCAGGAGAAATTCAAGCATGACGCCGGAACAGAAACTACGAACGCTGATGGTGAAGATCGGGATAGGAATAGGCGATGCGGAAACGATCATCGACCATGTGAAATCAAATTGGCACCCGAATCCGGCTGCGGGGACGGGAAATGTAGTGACGGCTGATGCGCCGCCGCCACAGGGTCCTGGCGGTTTCGGAACTTAACCGCTGCTCGTAAATCTCCTTTGGCTGCTGAGCATCGCGCATTCTCGCGGCGTGGCTGCTGGGAACCGCGGTGATTTACTTTGGTGCGGCGCTGAGCATTGACCAGATGGGCCTGGCCGTGGAGATTTTGGACTGCACGGCATTGATCGCTTTATCGGTTTCTTCAGATGGCTTCCAACCTTCCAGTTCACGTCTCACGTCTGGGCCCGGGGCCGCGCCGCGCGCTTGCTGATCGGCTGAAGGTCCTGTCGAAGTCCCAAGTATTCGTAGGAATTCCAGCCGAGAAAACACTACGCAAGAATGGCGAGATGAATAACGCCACTCTTCTTTTTATTCACACGCATGGCAGCGCCATCGCCAATATTCCGGCACGGCCTGTGATAGAACCCGCGATCGAGGACGCCAAAGGAATCATCGCTCCCGAGTTGGCCGCCGCGGCCGCAGCAGTCTTGGATGCCGATCCGACAGCAGCCAATCAGCACCTTCGCAAAGCCGGCATAATCGGTGCCAACGCTGCGAAGCGCTGGTTCACCAATCCTAAGAACAATTGGGCACCGAACACGCCTTCTACGATCCGGCAGAAAGGCAGCGCCCGGCCTTTGATCGACACAGGGGAACTCCGCAGAAGTCTGACGTATGTGGTGGCGGAAGCGGATAGCGTGCCGTCTGTTGAGGAACAAGTGAATGATTTCAATGCAGCTGAAGCCGACGCCGATGAAGCTGTAACGCTTGGAAAGATGACACTCCTGCCGTAATGCCTTTCTCTTTAGCGGAACTCACGTATGATCCCGATCTTGCGCAGGCCGTAGCCATCACGCGGACTCCGGTGCAGTTTGTGGCCGGCGGTCTTGCGAAGAAACCGTTTCAAGTACAGGCCTTCGGCATCCTCACGGTCGCGTCATCAAAGCAGTTACAGATGATCCCCGAAGGCGACCGGCTTTCAGGTTCGATCTCTCTGATTTCCGAGACGCGGATTTACACGACGCACGCGGACATGTCAGACCCGCAATACCCGGGCGGCATCAGCGATAAGGTTTTCTGGAACGGCAGGACCTACAGCGTGGAGAGCGTTTCTCCATGGGTGGACTTCGGCTTCTGGCAAGCTATTCTCCTGCGGATCGACGGCGCATAAACACCATGAGTTCACAGCCGATCATCAGCCTGTTTCCAAACAGCACGTCGCTGAAGTCATCGAAGCTCACGCCGGACACTCTGGTGAATCTCCTGCAGCCGCTGGTGATACAGATCCTTCTGGGTGAGAATCCGCCGAAGACGGCAGATCCGGCATTCAGCTTCATTCGCATCGGTTGGCAGGATGAAGGCCAGCCGGGCCCGACATTTGGCAACGACTATTGCGCACTGACGGCCACTGATGCCAACGTGCCTTATAGCCAAGTGCGCGACGGCAATCTCTGCAGCACGGTCAACGCTGCCGGCAGTCTGGATCAGAACATGACCTACGTCGCGGAGTGGAGGGCGAGGTTCAGTTTTTGGGGGCCAAATTCTTACGCGAACGCAAGTCTTCTGATTTCGGCTATGTCGCTCGACTGGGTGTTGGATTATCTCGAAAACTCGCCACAGTCTCCATCAAGGCTCTATCCATTGCCGCACAACGACCGGCCGGTTTATGCTCCCGAGAACTACCAGCGCCGATGGTGGAAGCGCGCGGACCTTGTCATTCGCTTTTACGAACTCGTCTTCGAGACAACAACGCTGCCCGCGGCTGACAGCGTTGGAATCACGTTGACCACCGACACTGGAATCACCAGAACGATAGCTGCTTCGGCGAGTTGAGATTTCCCTCTAAAAAGGATCCTTAAAAAATGCCTGCTCTACTTTCACTACCGCTGTCTCTCATCGTTCCGGTCTCGGTGATAATTTCCCCGGCAGGAACTCCGGGCCCAACATCATTCAATCAGGGATTGATCGTCGGATCTAGCACGCAGATCCCGGCGGCGACGCGCGCCGTTCTGTTCACCAGCCTTTCGGCTATCGCGACATACGGCTTCTCGCTGACGAGTCCAGAGTATCTGGCGGCACAATCGTATTTCTCGCAGCAGCCGACAGCGACGTACCTGTGGCTTGGCCGACAGGTGCTGACAGGGCTGCAGACGATTGGAGTCACGTCCGGCAATGCTGGTACTGGGTACGTCGTCGGTGATATCGTCACCATCGCTTCGGGCGGCGGCACAGCCAAAGTCACCACAATCGGAGGCTCCGGCACCGTCACAGGCCTGTCAATCGTTGCACAGGGGTCCGGCTACAGCATCGGCACGGCAAACGCCACCACTGGCGGCAGTGGATCAGCACTCGAGGTCGACATCACACTGATCGGAGAAAGCCCGCTGCAAGCAATCGCTTCTTGCCGGGTTGCAGTCGCATCGTGGTATGCCTGCATGTTCGTCGGTCCAACCGGCGTGAGTGTGGTTGCAACCACCGGGACTGCAAGCAGCGCTTCAACGGCGCTCACTGTGGCGTCAGGAACGAGCTTGGCTGTCGGGCAGTTCGTTGTCGGCACCAACATTGCGCAGGGAACGTATCTGTCTGCTGGCAGCGGTACTTCCTGGACTTTGTCCCAAGCAACGGCCGGATCTCTCAGCACGACACCGCTCACGTTCTATGCCGCGGCCACCGATTCGGACACGCAGGCAATCGCCGCATACATTGAAGCGGCCACGCCGGCCAGCATCTTCTTCTTCACAACCGGCGAAGCGACAGTGTTGAACACCCCGGCGAGCAACGTCCTCGCCACGCTTCAGGCGCTCGGGTACAACCGCACGTTCATGATGTACTCGACGACTCAAAGCGGCGCATTCCCGAACAATATATATGCCACAGCGGCCGTCATGGGTATGCTCATGGGACGCAACAACGGAACCGCCGGCAGCTACTTTACGGCGATGTTCAAGACGCTCGTTGGTGTTGGGCCGGAACCGCTCACGGTCGCGCAGGCCGAAACGGTCGCCGGTTCTCCTGATCGAAGCAACATCGGGCTTAACGGCAACCTGTATTCCAGCTGGGCGAATGGCGCCTACTTCTTCGTCTGGAATGGGACGCAGTGCAGTGGGCGGTTCCTGGATATCGAGATCTTCATCGATATGTTGACCTCTGGTCTGCAGTATGCCGCCATGAACCTCTTTACAGGGCAGGCCGCTGTACCGCTGACGAATCAGGGTATCGCGCAGATGAAGGGTGCCTTGAGCGTGGCTTGCCAGCAATCGCAGAACACCGGGTTCATCGCACCGAGCGGAACGTGGCAGGGTGTAACGATTGGACCTTACTCGGCCGGTACAGCATTGCCGAACGGGTTTGCGATCTACTCGCCACCGGCTTCTTCGCTAACGCAGGCGCAACGCGCGGCGCGGCAGATGCCGCCCATGAACGTGCTGATTATTCTCGCTGAAGCCGGACAGTCAATCGTTATTGCACTCGACGTGCAGCAGTAGTCGCAATCAGTAACCGAAGAATCGAAGGAGAATCAGGATGCCGAATAATGTATTGCCGGTGTACAGCGGAAAAGGCGTGGTTGGCGTATTCAGCAATCCGGCATTTGCCCCGGGAGGCATTCAGATCTCCGGGGTTGCCGAATTGGGCCTTGAGCGTCTG